AAACTTCACTAACTACAGCTTCGGCATATTTGCCGTATGTGCCCATTGGGTTTCGACCAAAAACAATTTCATCAAACGGTCTATAATTCGAACCACCATTATTAATTTTAAATCTGCCAATAGACCTTAAATTTTTCGGAGTTCGTTGAGGTAATGTAACTGAACTAATAGACAGAGAAATGTTGCCCGTATTTGCAATTGCTGTTGGAACATTGCCTACATAAAAACCACCATAGGCAACATTTACATTAACAATATAACCAGCAGTATTAACATAAATTCGTGCATTCGCAGAACTATTTGAAGATGCCCCGCCGGTGAAAATAACGTAACTATTTACTCCAGTAGCCGCAGCATTTGCGGTAATACTGGTAATCGTAGTTGCATCAGTGCCATAAGCAATACCAAACGCATCGAAAATTGGATTAACAGTCAAAGGCATCGATGATCTCAATACCTTTACGTTTGATATAGGACCTACCTGTATTGATGTATAAGTTAAAAGTTCTCTAACATTAGAATTTACATTTGGACTTACGAGTCCAGTAGTTGCGATGCCAGTTGTTAAAGCATAATTTGCAGAACTAATTGCAACATTTGCAAAAGAGCCAATCAGTGTATCTGATGCAACAAAACTATTAGCAGCATTTGCTCCACTTTCATCAATATCTTCAACAACAAGTTCTAAACCAAACGCACTGCTATTACCAAAAACCCCAATTGGAGAATTTAGACCAAAAACTGCTCCACCATGACTCACTAACAGTTGTTCAATAATACCTTGGTAAATTGATTCTACAGTACCTATAGCATTTGATGTTGCATTACCACCTGTTACATAAACTGGGTCTCCAACATTATAATTGGCACCTAAACTTGTTAGATTGATTGCTTTAACAACAGAAAATGTCGATGCACGTATATCAATTAAGATACCATTGGCGTCAATGATAGGAATCGTTACATTTTCACCATTCAAAAATTCACCAGTCAAATTATCAGCATATATTAACAATTCGATTGGAAGACCAACGTTCAAAGAATCAGAAATAATTCTTTGACTAGCGTTCTCAATAATTGCTGTGGCACCAGAAGTTAAACCAGTAACTTGACGATTTTTTAATAATTCTGTGTTGAACAAAGCATAGGTAACTGTGATCGTTGAATTATTTGATGGGGCTGTATCAAATATTAATTTACGATATTCTTTACGAACATTGTAACCGCTAGTTTGACGAGTACCATTAACATAAACAATAATATCTTCTTTACCAGAAATCTGCGCCAGAATAAATGTTTTGGTTGTTCCGTTGGCCACATAACGTGATGATATTTGAGAATTGATACGAAGTTTATTATCAATTTGCCATCTACTAGCCGACGACTTTAGAACATTATTTTTGGGAAGAATAACATCTATATCTTCACCAAACACCAATCTGAATAATAGTTTAAATGAAGCGTCACTGCCTTTTGCTTTATACAAAGGTACCAATTGTTTAAACAAAAGTGCTTTATCTGCCTGTACTTCTAGAGGCAAAAGGGTGGCGTATGTATTATAAAAATTAGTTTCAAATTCTTCAATAGAATCATCAACATCACGAATAGTTCTTAATTTTTTAACTTGATTTGTTAAATCGTTTTTTTGCGTTCCTTGTTTTGTTTCCAAAAATTCATAATAGGCTTCTAAGAAAGCAACAAACGTAGGATATTCTTCCCTAACAAATTCGGGAACTTCTTGGCTAACAAGAACGGAAGTTTTTAGATCGGTATTTGCTGACATTATACAGTTTCTAGTGTTGTACTAATCGAAATTGGGTCTTCTTCATCTATAGTTATGATAGTATTTTTTACTGTGTTTATTATGCCTTTATCGGCATCAATTGAAAGTCTAATAAAACCATCAGCCGAAATAACAGAATTGATAAGAATATTATTAATTACAACTTCACCGGTATCATAATTAATGGTGCCCGCCGAGGAATCGACAATCTGTTTTTGTGATAACGTGTCATAATAAACAGTTCTTATTGTTCCCACTTTGGCATCAACTTCGGCTGCGGCTGAAGCACCATAGCCACCGCCGCCTGTAATTGTAACAACCGCACGTGTATAATTAATGCCTCTGTCAATGACTGTAATATTTTGAATCGTGCCGTTGACGATTGTGGCAGTAGCAGTTGCTCCAGTACCATCACCAGAAATGGTAATTGTGGGGGCAGAAGTATAACCAGAACCTGGATTAAGAACTGCAATTGAAGACAAACCACTGAATGATTGTGGTATCTCTTCGAACTGAACTTCTCTTTGAACACCAGTGCTATCAAATGCAGTAAAGTATGTAGATGTCAATCTATTAGAAATTGTTCCACGATATAGTGCGGAATTGAAATAAAGTTTATATGATTGTCCAACACCCAATGTGGGCTCAAATCTTTTTTGCAAACGAACAATAACTTTGGAACCAATAATAGAATTTAAATCAACAGTAGCAATATCTTGTTGCAGTTTAGATAAAATGAAACTAGAGTTAAACTTATTCAAATATGTTGTTTTGTAGTTTATAATAGTGTTTCTAATTGAATTTTTTAATTGTTCTTCGGTTAAAATTGTCTTTTTGGGGTCGTAGGTAACACTTGGTGAAATTAACAAATACAAATATTCTGGGTCACGAATAATTGTTTGAACTGCAACAACTGCTTTTGGTTTTAAAATTTCATCAATAATTCTTTCTTTTTCTGTATCCGACAAATAATAATTTTGACGAGGTTTTAAAGATAAAAATACTGTACCAAAAACAGGAGGTGATTCATCTTCACCACCCCACACCGATACAGAATCTACAGCAGGATAATTTTTAATAATATATGATTCATAGTCTTTAATTGTTACCAATCGATTCTGTGTTGTGAATTGTAATGGCGCACTAAATTTAATATCATCAACCGATTCACGTTCAGCACCACCTGATGCTTCATTAATTGGATCCACAGTAAAATCTGTTTGATTAATACCCAAAGAATCTGTTAAATTCCCACCAGCAGCCACAAAATTATTAGCTTTATTTGCATCACTTCCATTTGTAATTAAATACGAAATATTAACAATCGAGCCATTGGTGATGCTTTTACCGATTACATCATTACCAAAATAGAGATCATATTTTTGACCTTTGTTTTCCTGCAAATAAAACACAGCAGAATCAGTATTTGTTTCCGAAGCATCTGGAGCAAATGTAAATACCTCAGAATCAGTTTTTGTTGCCGATGGCTGAACACTTACCGTGATTGTTGAAGTATCAACACCTTCATCTGGTATGGGAAATATTTGTTTTGGATTTGTTTGTTTGTCATGCGTATACGAATATGATACCAATTGCCCCTCATAAATCTGTAAATTCTCAAAAACAAAATTCGTATTTGACTTAGTAACTTTATTTTCTTGAAGTGTGACAAATCCATAACTTATTCCATCAATTTCATTTGATAAAAAACGAAATCCTTTTGGCAAAGTAATGGTGGCTGAAGTATCGGACGTTGTAATTACAGTAAAATTAATATTAGCAACAGGCGCCTTACTAGAATATGGAACATAACCCAAAACTTTAGCATGAGAAATTACCGAATCACGCAACAGAGCCGTATCTAGGAATGATTCATTCGCAACCATATTCAAATAATATGCATTATAATGGGTATTATAGGCTAGTATATCAAGCAAAACAGATAATCCCGAACCTTCAAAATCGTAGTCTGTAAACTTGGATTGTGCCTGTAGATATGTTTTTAAATTTTGCTTGATTGTATCAAAATCAAGTTCCGTGACTCTTAATTGCTCAGTCATTTTATCTTATACGCTCTAAAAAGAAATTGATTGTTATTGGATTTGGCAAATTAATAATAAAAAATGAAAGAGAAATATCATAACGATTTTCATCCGGTGTTGCGGTAGCCTGAACATTCAAAACGTTCACTCTAGGCTCATAGTTTTTAATGGTCTCCGCAACAGCCCTTTCCAATTGTGCAGCTATTAGTGGATCAATATTTTCAAATAATAGGCTACGAATATTAGAACCTATTTGAGGTCTAAATGGCCTTTCAAAAAAATTAGTCGAAACTAAATTCTTTACTGAATTAATTATCGCATATTCATTAATATGAGTTGACACATCTTTTTTGATTGGATGTACTGTAAAATTCAAATCCAAATCAACATAACTACGTTCGGATTGAATTTTTGGGTTATTTGATGTTATTTTTGTTGTCATCGTTTATTTATTCAACCTCCAGCGAAAACATTTGGAGAACCAGCTGCTACTGCGGTACAACCTGATATTGCATCCCCAACACGACCCGCACCTTTTCCATTCACTTTTACAGTAGAAGAGCCTGAAGCAATACTTGCTGCGTGTGCTGTGCATGGATCATCTCCAGGTAAAAGATGGGGAGTATTCGTATCACCCTGTCTACTCCAAGGTATACCATTCACAAAAACATTTGGTGAACCTGCTGCACGTATAGGCGTAGAGCAATGTGTTATATCAGAATCACCAATTCTAGTTGCTGCTGGCATCTATTAAATCCTTAAAATGTTATTGTTCCAGATGCATTAAATATTATAACTCTATTTGATCCAGCTATACCAAATGTGACATTTGAACCTACTGTGGATACATTAGAAAGACTTAGAGGATAACGAAACATCACAACACCAGAACCGCCATTGCCACCGGCAGCACTATTTCCTCCGCCGCCGCCACCGCCGCCACCAGTATTTGGACTACCATTTGATCCAGCACTACTGCCACTTGCTCCTGCGCCACCACCGCCAACACCACCAGGAGATGATCCAACACTGAATGAACCGCCGCCGCCTCCACCCGCTACTGATCTTACTGAAAATGATGATGCTAACCCTGCACCTCCTGCGCCAGTATTTCCATTTACTGCACCCTGACCTACCGCAAGAGCACCTCCACCACCAGCACCACCAACTGGTGAACCCATCGGATTTGATGCTGAAATGCTACCACCATTAAATCCTTGTCCTGGTGTTCCAGCACCTCTTGACGGTTGACCAATCGTGCTGTTAAATTGTCC